AAGAAAATATTAAACCTTTAGAAAACTCATTAGAAAAAGTAATGAGAATGAGAGGAGTTGAATATGATTGGAAAGAAGGAACTGACGAATATGAAACAACTAAGTTAAGACATGATATTGGATTCATAGCTCAGGAAATAGAAGATGTTGTTCCTGATTTAGTAAGAGCAGGTGAAGATGGTTATTTGGCAGTTAGAGATAGAGGTATTCCAGCATTATTGTTAGAAGCTATCAAAGAATTAAAAGCTGAATTGGATGAAACTAAAAAAGAATTAAAAGAATTAAAAGAAAAAATGAGTTTTGAATAAAAACCATATATTTATATATATAAAATAGAATAACTATGGCAATTAAAATTAATACAACGATAGGAACATCTCAAGGTGTTACAGACGAAGCTTATGTAAGAATTTATCGTTATGTTGTAGATAGAAACAAAGGAGCTCTTGAATTATACGTTAATGTATTTAAGAGTGAAGAAGAAGCTAATTTAATAGAAACATCGATAGCTTCTAGAGTTGGTTCTCCTATTCATGAAAGATTTCTTGCAAAAGTAGATGCAATACCACATTGGCATTCTATTCCAATGACAGCATCTATAACAGAAGTAATTGATGGCAGGTCTTATCAAAAAACAGTAGCTGATTTTTCATCTCTACAAGGTGCAGATATATTTGCACAAGCATATCCACTTTTGAAAGCAAAATTAGTAGAAGATTTAAAAGATAGAAATGTTATATCATCAGCATCTGAATTAGAAGATTGTTAATCTTTATAATTAAATATTTATACACAATGATACTAACAACAATACAAAATAAAAACTTATTTGGAAAAACAATTAATGTTGTTTTAACCAATATTCTGAGTTACGATTTAGGAAAGGATGATTGTAGATTAAGATATGAATTAAGATTCAGAGACCCGAATAGAGAATCTGATGCAGTTCCTGATACTATTATAAATAGTGGAATATGGGATGTACCAACCAATGTATTAAATGCATGGAGTGGTAGCAATACTTATTTGGCTGAAAAGATGTGTGATGAATTTGAATTAGTAGTAATTAATCACACATTATCATAATTTTGAAAAAATAAATATTTATTAAAAAGAAATACTATGGCATTAACATACGAGTGGAAAATAACTCAAATTAAAAAAACAACCAATGATAGTGTAGATAACGCTATAATTGGTACTAGATGGGAAGTTAAAGGAATAGATGAAAATGGAAACGATGGTTTATTTACTGGAGCAACTCCGTTTACATTAGACCAAATTAATCCTGATAATTTTGTACCATACAATGAATTGACAGAAGAAATTGTATTGGATTGGATTAAAGGATATGTAAGTGGCTCAAATAGAGCAACTAACTATTGGGACCATATATCAGATAGAATCAACACACAAATAAAAGAAAAAACATCTATTATTAGTAGCGTTGAGGCAGTTAATTTACCTTGGTCACCTACATCAGGTTCATCGATAGAACCTACTGGTTCTTTAGTGGTTTAATTAAAAATATTAACTTTAAATGTCCAAAGTGCAGATTTATAAACAAATTTGTGTTTTGGACATTTTCTTTATATTTATATAAGTAATTATATTGGATTTTCTTAATTACAAACTTAAAATACAAATTCGAAAAATAAAATGGCAGAAAGAATCGTATCACCCGGCGTATTCACAAGAGAAAATGACCTTTCCTTCCTAGCACAAGGAGTAGGCGAGATTGGAGCAGCATTTATAGGACCTTTTAAGCAAGGACCTGCATTTGTTCCAACTATTGTTAGAACGCAATCAGAATTCGAAGATATCTTCGGAACTCCTGATGGAACTTATTATACTGAATATGCAGTACAAAACTATTTAAGAGAAGCTGGAAGTGCTACCATCGTAAGAGTTGGTGGTATTGGTGGTTATACTCAAAATTTACCTGTTGGTATATTTGCATCTGGTGGTTTGGTTGGACAAAAACTTATTGGAGTTTTATATTCAACTGAAACTGGTGATGAGGCTGTAGGATTCAGAACACCAACTGTAACAGGTGCAGGACCTGGATTTGCATCTGGTTCATTTGTAGTATCTTCTTCATTTGGATTTGTATCAGCATCTATTTTAGAAACTGCTACTAACGATGTAGTAGATACATTTGGTTCTTCTCCATTCGGAGCTAAAACAGCATATACTTACGCTTATTTTAAAAATATAGCAACAACTAATTACACTAACGCTGCGATGGGGCTTGAAGGTGGTACATTTGTATCAGCATCGGCATTACCTCCACAAATTTATAGTGATATTAGTTCTGCAGAAACTCCATATGTTAAATCTCAAAAAGATAATAACAATGTTAGATATGATTTATTTAAGTTTGTAACTTTAGGACATGGTACTCCATATAATACTAAATTCAAAATTGGTATTTCAAACGTAAAGGCAGCTGGTGAAGATGGAGCAACTGATTATTCTGTATTCACTGTAACTGTAAGAGGATATAGTGATACTGATAAGAGAAAGAGTGTTGTAGAAACATTTAATAATGTAAACTTAGACCCTGCTTCTCCTAACTATATAGCTAGAAGAATTGGTGATAGATGGAATACGATTGATAACAATGGTAAGATAACTGAAAATGGAGATTACTCAAACAAATCAAAATATGTAAGAGTAGTAATAGCTGAGGCAGGTTCATTCCCGATTTCATCAGCACCATTTGGACATGGAGCATATACAAACCCAATAGTAACAAATGTAGCAGATACAACTAAAGTACCTGCGGTAGTTTACCAAACTGGTTCGGCAAATAACACATCATCATCTCCTATATATTATTCTGGATTTGATTTTGAGACTGTTGGTGCATCCGATGATAACAAACAATACTTAAAACCAATTCCTGTTGGAGCATTGGTTGGAGCAAACGTTGATTTCGCATTTGATTCTCAATTATCATATGTAATGACAGGTTCGGCAGCAACTGATATGGTTAAAAGACAATTTTTATTAGGATTCCAATATGGATTTGATGGTAACGCACCAACTGTAAAAATTAACTTAGGTACATCTATAACTGGAGCAAATACGCAAGGATTTAACTGTTCAAATAACTCAACTAATGGTTCAATTGCATATACAAAAGCAATTAACGCTGTATCAAATGCAGATGAATACGATATTAACTTAGTTGTAACTCCTGGTATCATTCGTTCTTTACACCCATCTATTACTACAAAAGTAATTGATATGGTTGAAGATAGACAAGATTGTTTCTACATCGCTGATTTTGTGGCAGCAACTGCAACAATTACTGAAGCAACCGAAGAAGCAAATTCAGTAGATTCTAACTACGTTGGAACTTACTACCCTTGGGTTAAGACAGTTGATACTAATAGTAATAAATTAATGAGTGTACCTCCATCAGTATTGATGCCGGCTGTATTCGCTGCAAACGATAGATTGGCAGCTGAATGGTTCGCACCTGCTGGTTTGAATAGTGGTTGTATTATTGGAGCAGTTTCAGTAATGAATAGATTAACACATTCTGAAAGAGATACTCTATATGAGAATAAAGTAAACCCAATCGCAGCATTCCCTGGACAAGGTATTGTAGCATTCGGACAGAAGACATTGCAAGATAAGGCATCAGCTTTAGATAGAATCAATGTTAGAAGATTACTTATCACTCTTAAGAAGTTTATAGCATCTACATCTCGTTTCTTAGTGTTCGAACAAAACACAGCAACAACTAGAGCAAGATTCTTAAACACTGTGAACCCTTACTTAGAGGCAGTTCAACAAAGACAAGGTTTATACGCATTTAGAGTTGTAATGGATGAATCAAACAATACACCTGATGTAATTGATAGAAACATATTAGCAGGACAAATTTTCTTACAACCGGCTAAGACAGCGGAATTTATCGTAATAGATTTCAACATCTTACCAACTGGAGCAAGTTTTAACGCATAATACGAAAATCAATAAAGTAGATATTTATTAATACAAATAAAAGGAATAAAAAATGGCAGAAATATTAGAGTTTGATAAGATGTTCTATACGAACTTCGAACCGAAGATGAAAAATAGATATGTGATGGAGATAGATAATATCCCTTCATATCTTGTAAAGGCAGCAAATAGACCTACAATTCAATTTGAAACCGTAACTTTAGACCATATCAACGTAAAGAGAAAGTTGAAAGGTAAAGGTGAGTGGCAAGATATCACTATCACACTTTATGACCCAATCGTTCCTTCTGGAGCACAAGCGGTAATGGAGTGGATTCGTTTAGGACATGAATCAATTACTGGTAGAGATGGATACGCTGATTTCTATAAGAAAGATGTTGATTTCTATTTATTAGGACCAGTTGGTGATAAGATTGAACAATGGAAATTGAAAGGTGCATTTATCTCTCAAGCAAACTTTGGAGATTTATCATTCGATTCAAATGAAGTTGCAACAATCGAATTAACACTATCTTATGATTACGCAATCTTAGAATTCTAATCTAAAAATAATAAAAATAAGGGGATTTCAAAAGAATCCCCTTTTTTGTGCTTTCTATTTTTTTAATTTCTATGTATTTATATATACAAACAAAATAAACAACGTTATGGCAGAAATGACAAATACAACTAAGGTGCAAATGCAAACCGCACCAAAACAAAATGATTTCCCAACCGAAACCATTGAATTACCATCTCAAGGATTAGTATATCCTGAAGGACATCCATTAAGAAAGGGTACTTGTGAGATAAAGTATATGACAGCAAGAGAAGAAGATATTCTTGCATCCCAAAACCTTATTAAAAAAGGTATTGTATTGGATAAGTTATTTGAATCGGTTGTGGTTGAACCAGGTGTAAATCCAAATGATATTTACATTGGTGATAAGAACGCTATCCTTTTAGCAACTCGTATTTTAGGATATGGCGCTGATTATGAGATAGAAATGACTGACCCTTTTACTTTAGAAAAGCAAGCAGTAACTATTGATTTGGGTAAAGTGCAAACAAAAGATATTGATACGGAAGTATTAAATTCTAATAATTCATATAAATTCATATTACCTTCAAGTGGTAAAGAAATTGAATTTAAATTACTTACACATGGTGATGAGCAAGAGATAACAAAAGAAACTCAGGCTTTAGAAAAATTAAACAAAAACTCATCTACTCAATATGATGTAACAACTAGATTGAAGTATATGATTACATCTGTTGATGGTAATACTGATAGAGGATTTATCAATAGATGGGTATATAATGCATTCTTAGCAAAAGATACTAAGGCGTTTAGAAAGCATGTTAAGGAAATGAGTCCTGATATGGATTTGACATTCCAATTTACATCACAAATAACTGGTGAAACGGAGGCGCTTGATATACCCTTCGGGATTAACTTTTTTTACCCTTCCGCTTGATTATAGAATACAATTACATTCGCAAATTTGGGAAATGGTTCAATTCAGTAATGGATTTACTTGGTCTGAAGTTTACCATATGCCTGTATATTTGAGAAGGTTTTATTTCAATAAATTGGTTGAAATGAAGAAAAAAGAAGCTGAGGAATATAAAAAAGCTCAAAGTAAATCGAAAGTGAGGATGCGTTAATCCTCACTTTTTTATTATCCAATATTTATACAATATAAAAGGAGAAAACTATGTCAAAACAAAAACAACCAATTAAAGAGGGTCTATTCAGTTCAGCTAAAAAATTTACTGATGCATTTTTTGATGGATTAAAACAAAATGCAATAAATAAAGCATTAGACCAGGCAAAACAAAACAAATTTCCACCGGATGTAATTGATGCTATGGAAAGAATTGAAAAAGAAAGTGATACTCTTAATAAATTAATACAAAAGTATTCAAAATAATTCTATAAATGGCCGATTTAGAAAATAAAAAAGCAGCAGCCTTACTGAAAATATCAAACGCAGAAGCTGAGCATAATCGTTTGTTGGCAGAAGGTTTACGTCTAAATCGAGATATGACTGCAGCACTGAAGGAGCAGGAAAAAATAATATCAGATGCTGGAAAGGAAATTAAAAAAATAAATCAAGATAGACTAGATGGTCTTAAGAACGCTGAAAAGTCAGTAAGTAGTATAAGTGGTTTGTACCAAAATCTAAATAAATTTGAAAGAGATAGAATTAAAAATACTCTTACATCCAATACATTAACACTTGAACAAACTCAAGTATTAAATAAAATGGCTGATATCAATAGTGATATAGCACAATTAACATTGGATGATGTGGCGGGACATGCTGCATTGAAAAAAGAATATGATGATTTAAAAGGTACATTAGGCACTATAAGTGAAACAGATAAAGTTATTCTTGAAAATTTAGCAGACCAAAATAAAATGGCAGCTAGTCTTGGTAAAATGACTAAGGCTCAAAAAGATTTTTTAGGAAAGCAATTAGCTGTATATGATGGTATAAAAGATACAATAGGTGGTATATTAGAAACTGCAAGTTTATTAACATCTAATGTTAAGGGAGCTTTAGGAGCTGCAATACTTGGTGCTGGGTATGGTTTGGAGGCGTGGGGTAAGAGTGTTAGAAGTTTTGGAGGATACGTGGATTCAGCACAAATATCAACATTTGCTTTAGGTTTTGCATTTAAGGATGCAGAAGAAACTGCAAAGGGATTATCAAAAGAATTTGGTGGATTAAAAGATGTATCATTTAGTACTCAGTTGAATGCCAATTTAATGGCAACTAATATGGGTATTAGTGGTGCTGAAGCTGCAAATGTAGTTGGTAACTTTGCAAGAATGAACGAAGGTTCTGCTTCAACTGCTATGGATATGGCAGCAGCTACAAAATCAATGGGTAAAGCGGCTGGTGTTCCAATTGATTCCTTAATGAAGGATGTAGCTGGTTCAACAAAAGCATTTGCTGAATATGGTAAAAATGGTGGATTAAATATATCTAAGGCAGCAGTAGCAGCAGCTAAGATGGGTGTTAGTATGGATTCAATGACGAAAGTAACTGATTCCCTTTTAGATTTTGAAACATCTATTAATGCGGAGATGGAATTGGGTGCAATGCTTGGTAAAAATCTTAATTTAGATAGAGCAAGAGGTTTAGCATATGAGGGAGATATTAACGGAGCTGTAAAATCAACTTTGGATGAATTGGGTGGTATAGAAGCATTCAATAAAATGGATATCTTCCAAAAGAGAAAAGCGGCAGAGTTATTGGGATTATCAGTTGATGAATTCCAAAAAATGGCAACCAATGCAGATAAAATATCTGATATTGGTGAAGGTAGCAATTCTAAATGGAGCGCACTTTGGGAAGGAACTACTGCATTTGTAACAGGACCATTGGCTGGTGTTGCTAAAGGATTTGGTAGTAGTTTAATTGCAATTGGCCAAATGGGAACTGGATTAAGTGGGTTGGGAATTAATATGGGTGGTATTGTAAAATCATCGGCAGAGTTTGTAAAAAATATGGTTAAAGCGGCAGCTAGTAAAATTATGGGTAAAGGTGGTCCTGGTGATTCTGCATCTCAATTTGCTGGTGGTAGTTTTTCAAAAGGAAAAGAATTACTTGCACAAAGAAACGCAGCAGCTGCAGCTAAAACTCCATCTACTGCAACAACTCCAGCACCTGGTGGTGGGGGAGCTGACCAAGCTAATAAATTTGGAAAGATAAAAGCAGGTGATTTAATTAAAGGAGCAGCTGCATTATTAATATTAGCAGCAGCACTTTATGTATCTGCTAAAGCATTCCAAGAGTTTGCAACGGTTAAGTGGGAAGATGTTGGTAAGGGATTGGTTGGATTGGTTGGATTGGCTGGTATTGCATATGTATTATCAAAAGCAAGTGGTTCTATGATACAAGGAGCAATAGCAATAGCAATATTAGGCGCAGCATTGATACCATTTGCATTTGCTATGAGTTTAATACAAGGATTAAATATAGATTCTGTATTAGCTGCAGCAGCTGGATTGGTTTTATTTGGTGTAGCAGCTGCTGGACTTGGTTTAATATTACCATTTGTATTAGCTGGTGCATTGGGTATAGCTGTTTTAGGTGCAGCATTGATAGTATTTGGAACTGGTATGAATTTAATAGGTAGTGGATTTGGTGCAATATCCGCAACACTACCAGCTATAATGGAACAAATATCAGCAGTATCTCAAATAGATTACATGCCAATTTTAGGATTAGCAGGTGCATTAACTATGTTAGCAGGTGCATTAGCATTGGTTGCTATTAGTGGTTTACTTGCACTTCCTGTTTTGATGGCATTGGGTGGATTATCTAGCTTATTTGGAGGTGGTGGAGAAGGTGGTGGTGAAGGTAAGACTGATAGTACGGCTCAATTGATTGAAGAAATAAAAGGTTTAAGAGCAGATTTAAATGCTGGTAAAATATCCGTTAATATGGATGGACAAAAAGTTACATCAAGAGTATCGGCAATAGTTGATAAGGGTAGTTCAAATTCATATGGTAAAAGATAACGATGGGTAAGACAATAGAAGAATTATTTAAGACCAAAGTATTAGCAGATGGTAAAACTGCTGAGCAGAAATATGATATCCGCAATAGTAAGGATTTACCTATAAGTGCGAACACTACGGTATTATTAGAACCATCTTTTAAAGCAGCAACTGCAATTAGACGAAAAATATCAACAACCAAAGGTGAAACTAGATTAGAAGAAGAAACAAGTGGATTACGAATAATAAATACATTATCAGCACCTTTAATATATGGTACTGATATATTTAAATTTCAAAAAAAATCAACTAGACTAGTTGAAATAATGAAGGATAGTGTAAATTCCAATAACCCACAAGATGCTGGTATTGTTGGTAACTTCCTTAAAAAAGCAGAAGATTTTGGATTAAAAATTGCTGGTAAATTAGGTATTGCTTTTCCTGAATCAACTATACCAACAAAGATTTCATTAAACGCAGATTTCAAAGCAGGTAAAGAACCTGATACGATGATTACTCTTGCTAAAATTAAAGGAGATTCTAAAGGTAATTTAGTTGGACAAGTTTTAAAGAATAGTGCAAGAGGAACTCCTAAGCAAATTGGTAATCAATTATTGGGAGCAGGTATAAATTTACTTAAAGGTGAAATAAAGAAAAAATTATTTGGAGCACCTAAGCAGGGTGCACAAAACTTAGCAGGTAAAAGTGACCAAGAAGTACAATACGATAGTTCCGGAAAATATTCAGATACTATAAGTCCAACTGATGAAGATTATTTTAAAAGAAATGACCTTTCATCTATTTTAGTTGCACAAGAAACAAAAGCATTAGGTGGCGGCCCCCGTGTTAATAAAAAAATAGATGAGTTAGTACCAAAATCAAAAGGATTGGATATTCCAAATCCTGGTGGATTATTTTCAAGTGTTAGTGATAAATTTAAAACAGCAGTTGAAAGTGGAAAAACAAAATTAGCAGAGGCCCAAAAGCAAGGACAACAAGCAATATCGGATGGTAAAACAAAAATAGGCGATACAAAAAAAGATACACCTGCAGGAGCTAAAGATGCTAATATTACATATTCATCTACAATAGATGCTAAATCGGATGATATTAAATTAAGAAACGATTTATCATCCAAATTAGATGGATTAAATACTGCTAATGATGAATCTAAATCTAAAGGTGCGGCCGTAGCTAAACCAGGTGTTCCGGAAGTAGCTCCTGATATATCATTAACAGGTAAAACATTACCAGTTAAAAATCCATTTGCATCTACCAAAGAAACATTAGATTCAACAACAAAAGATGCAACTGCTAAGTTATCCGAAGGTAGAAAAGAAGGACAACAAAATTTGGCTGCAAAGGATGAAAAAGCAATAGCGGCCGGAGTAGAATCTAAGCACGATGGTAAAACAAAATATTCAGAGACGGTTGATTCATCGCAGGATGATGTTGCATTAAGAAATGATTTATCATCTAAGTTAGCAGCACTAACCGCAGCAACTGCCGATATGAGTACAAGCGCAACATCAGCTGAAAGACCGGGAGTTACTATTAGTACTTATTCATCATTAAAAGATGCACAAACTCCTAAAGTAACTTTAAAAACAAAATATGGTATTGATAGTAGTGGTAAAACTGATTTTGTAAATGAAAAAACTCAATATGCTGGTAGTGAATTAAAAATAGGGCCTGATACATTGGATGATTATGATTTTATAACTTTAAAATTTACATCAATTGCAAAAAAGCAATCAGTAAACTTCAGAGCAACTTTATCTGGTATTACAGAAACTACAACACCAAGTTGGGATTCGGCTAAATTTATTGGTTCACCATTTCCATATTGGACTTATACTGGTATAGAAAGAAGTGTATCTTTTAATTTTAAAGTATATTCAACTACACCATTACAACATATAGCAGCTTGGCAAAGATTAAACTTTTTGACATCATTAGCATACCCACAGGGATATGCAGGAAATATAGCAGTACTTGCACCATTCCTTAGAGTTACAATTGGAAATTTATATAAAAATAAAGAATGTTTTATTGCACAACTTTCATATACTGTTGATGATAATAGTACTTGGGAAGTTGGACCTGTTGCTGCTATGGGTATGGCTGATAATGAATCATTCAAATTGAATGGGGAATCAACATCTTTAGATAATTACAAATTACCAAAAATAATAGATGTTAGTGTAACATTAAACTTTGTGGAATCAAAATCAAATACAAAGGATGGTTATTTATATGGATTTGATAAATTACCTAGAGAAATTAGAAAAGGAAAAGATAAAAGTGGTAAAGAAACATCATCAACGTTTACAACAGAAAATACAGCAACTTCAATAGAAGCTGCAGCTGACTCAAATAATAAAGAAAGTACCGCACAAGCTGAGGCATCTATTAATACAACTACCCCAAAGGTTGATGCTGTGTCAGCAACTGCACCTGTTAATAATCCTGCTCAAGCAACAACAGCAACACAAACAAATTCTGGTTTGGAAAACGCAGCAGTACCAAAAGTAGAACCACCACCAACATATAAAATTGAAGCAAGGGATACTGGCGATGGATATGAAGGAAAAATATATGCTAATGGAAAACTTATACAAACGCAAGGATACGTTAGTACATTTGGATATACTTATTCTTATTGGGATGGGCCGATGGGGCAGCAAAAGGAAATTGTAGAAAGATATACAGGAGTTGAGGCTGTAAAGCAATCATTGATTAAAACAGGAAAAATGCAAGGTTTTTATGTAGATGGAAAGTTCTATGAAAAAAGTGATAATATAACTTAAAGATATGGAAAGTAGATATTACGAATTAGAAACTAAAAAAACCCACGATGGTAGAGAGGTATATAGACCAAAAATATATCCTAATATTCCATTGAGAGATGATGATGTCTATGTAATGACCGAATTAGGTGATAGATTGGATACATTAGCATTTCAATATTATCAAGACCCAACCCTTTGGTGGATAATCGCATCAGCAAATAATATACATGATGCACCATTAGGATTCCCAGAAGAAACAATATTAAGAATTCCATTAAACTATATACAAATAGTAACCGATTTTACAAATAATTAAATAAAGTTTATGTCAGCGTTTCCAAATTTTTCCAACATCGCAGATTACGTTCAAAAAGAACTAGCCCTTAGAAAAGGAGATACTATGAGAGTGTCTAACTTAAATGCTTGGGTTAGGGTAGCGTCTGGTGTAGGCGGTGGTTGTCAAATAATATCTAATCCAAACTTTTCTTTATTTGGTGACCCACGTGGTGGAGCAGGCTCAATATATGGTAATGATACAATGAGTGGTACAGTTGGTACTACTTGGTATGGAAATTTTATTTCACCATCTGGTGAGTTTCATGGATATAGACCTAAACCAAATATAACTTCAATTGAAGTTGATGAGGGAGCTGGGAATATTTCTAGAAAAGCAACATTTTCTATAACTTGTTATACAAGAGCACAATTGGATACAATGTGTAAGTATTATTTGGAGCCTGGATATACTATATTTTTAGAATGGGGATGGAATACAAATAAAGGAGTATCTCAATATAAGCAAAGATTAACGGGAGATAGTGTTGGTGAAAATCAATCATTTCAAGTTGTTAATAAGAAAAGAAAAGCATCTGGCGGACACTATGATAATTATTTAGGATTTATAACAGGTGGTAGTGTTTCAATGACAGGACAAGAATGGACAATAACTGTAAAGTGTACAGGATTTACAGAACTGCCAGCATTTCTTAATGCAGCTGATAATACCGAAGGTAAAGAAGAAACAACTACTAATAAAGCAGAGGCTTATGAATCATCTGATATATCATCTGAACAAGATGTTGGCAAGCAAAGGTTTATGATGGCATTTAATAATTTACCATCCAATAAACAAAGTCTTGAAGTTACTGAATTATTAAAAGATGTTAATTTTGCATCAACATTAAACTATATAAACGTAGATGAAAATGTAAAAGCTGAAATGAATTCAAAACTAAAAGGAACTAGTTTTTTTGGATTTACATTTGGAGGTGGGGCAAGTACAGCAGATAAAGGTGGTGATGCAAAAAAAGTAGATTTACCAGAAGGTACTGAACTTATTGGAGATAGTGGATTTATAAGATTTTCAGTATTATCTGAAGTTTTAAGTAAAATAGGATTTCAGGCATTTAAAGTTGGAAATAAATTAGTTAGTGTTAGAGTAAATACAAAAAACACTGTGTGTTTTGCATTTCCAAAAATATTTAGTACTGATAAAAATAAATTGTTCATACCAAATCCACAAACACCAAAGTTTTCATTACTACAAGCATCAGAAAACCAAGCTCAAACCGATTTCACAAACGTAATTGATAATTCAGTTACCGATGGTACTACAAAGGTTAGATTCCCATACGATGAAGCAATAGCAAATGGTAGTGTTGCAAGTAGAGGACAAATTCAATTCGGAGATGATGGTACATTTGTGGGATTAAATAAACCAGCACTTTCTTATGGATTTTTAGAAGACCTTTATGTTAATATGCAATTTGTTAAAGGTATATTAGAAACTAAAAACTTTTCTATAAAAGATGCATTATATCAAATTCTTAATGGTATATCTGGGGCAGCTGGCGGAGTATGGGATTTTCAAATACAAGAACAAAACTCATCGGATGGCTCTACTGAATTATGTGTAGTTGATATGAATGTAAATCCACAAACATCTGGAACTCCATATAGATTTGATGTAGCTGGTTCAAATTCTATTTTTATGGATGCTTCATTGGATTTAGATATTAGTGGTGCAAAGATGAATCAAATTATTGGAAATAGATTAGGACAAAAAGTAAACGGAAGTCAACCTCAGGTAAATAGTAAAAAGAAAAAAGGACTTTTTACGGATTCGGATGATTTGGTTTTAAAAAGTATTGAGGGAAAGCAAGCTAAACCAGCAGATAAGGGAACTACAAAAACTCCTACTGCAAAAGAAAAAAGTGAAGCAGCTGAAAAAGCTAAAGAAAAGGCAATGCAAATGTTTTTAAGTAAAATTGGGTATGCACCAAAAATTGATTTGATTGCAAGTTCTGATTTTGGAAAAACATTAGAAGAAATGACATATATTACTGCATATAATGACCAGTTAGTATTTGAATCATTAAAAAATGGTAATGATGTTGTTAAAGAAGAAAATGGAGTATCTGCATTAATGCCAATTAAATTTAGTTTTACTATACATGGTGTGAGTGGTATTAAAAGAGGTGATAAGTTTGCAGTAAATGGTATTCCAAAAGCATATGAACAAACTGGATTTTTTCAAGTAACATCTGTAAAACATACAATTACTGATATGATTTGGAAAACTGAAATAGAAGGTGGCTTTAGATTACAAAGATAATATAATATAAAATGGATTTAAACAGATATAACACAATATCAAATATAGGTAGTACTTTTGATGAAAGAATAATATCAGCACATATACCAACATTAACTGATTTGGATTATGATAGGGGATATATTGTAAGATATTTTATTCAAAAAGCAAATGATACTAATTCTAGAATAACTGAAGTTGATTATATAGGATACAAAAAGTTTTTAGGAAATGCATTTTATACAGCCGCATCTTTAGATTGGAAAGTAAAAGGAACTGATGCAGAAATAAAAGAATGTAATTTTAAATCAATAAAGACTATTGTTGATAAGATACCATTAATACAATCATATCTTCCAAATTTACTTCAATTTAAAAAGAAGAAAGATTTGGTACTCTAACAAATTATTCGTATATTTACATAATTATATGGGGATGCCATGGACTTGATTGCAATGAGAATGGTAGTACCACACGTAGACAGAAGTGCTAGATGTCTTTAAATCTGTACAAAACAATAACTGACGAAATGTCAACTATGACCTTTGATTCTATGATGGAATTCATTGGGGCTTCTGAGTACGCATACGCTGCTTAGTTCATTCCGCATCACTCGTGGAACATTTAAATAGAAGTGAACAAAACGGAGCTCTACCTATCGGCTCTTAAAAACTGATAGGTTGGTGGAAAGCTGTACTAACCATACGGCCCCAATTATTTTGGAAAGTGAATAAGATTAAACTTTACCTAAACGTGTGATATGCTGGTATTATGATTACTTTGTAAGACAGGGGTTCGATTCCCCTCATCTCCACCAAAATCCCATTCTACATTAATTTGGTAGTTTGGGATTTTTTTTGTATCTTTGTATCTATGAATATTGTTGAGTCTATTCAGGAAATTAATGAATTAAAACAAAAGCTGGAAACGGAAGTATCTATTTGGTATCCATTGTGGGTAGATAATAGTAAGCATCCGTTAAACACTTCTCTTTCGCTCGTAGTTGTACGATGTTCCGATGGGTTATACATATTACCACATAAACATACAGACGCTCTATCGCTATCTAATGAAGAAATAGAGACGGTACTTAATACCAACGGACAAAAGTGGGTATTCCAAAAGAAAAAGATATTACATACTCTTAATGTTTCGGTAAATCTATATGATGTAGATTCGGCATACTTTAGAAAGGAAGCAAAGGTAATTGATTATGAAGCCCCTTTAAATCCTCTCCTTTCAACCCTAACTCACAAAGGGTATAGAGATGACTTGATACAATCCCTTCCTCTAATGAAGATTGTAGAAGCAATAGAACCGCAATTCGGTAAGTATTTCCATAATGAACCTTACACTACTACTCTTAAGTGGTACAACGAAGTTTTTATACCTACCCTTTCAGATATTGAACAATTCGGAATCCGTGTCGATGGGAAAAAATTTACTGATAGATGGCCTCAAGCCACTAAACAGCTTTCCTCCGATAATTTAGTGTTTACGGAATACAATCCATTTACGGTGACAGGTAGACCATCCAATAGACATGGTGGTGTGAACTATGCTGCCCTAAACAAAACCGATGGTAGTAGAGAATGTTTTGTATCGGATGGGATATTCTTACAAATGGATTATAACGCATATCACCCTCGATTGATTGGTAAGTTGGTGAACTTCGAACTCCCAACAACCAGTGTGCATGAGTGGTTAGCCGAACAATATGGATGTGATGTGGATGAATCGAAAGGAATTACGTTCCAATTACTTTATGGTGGTATTGATGATGATTTCCGTAAGATACCATACTTTAATGCGGTAGCTGATTACATTGATAACCTATGGATTGAAACACAAAAGCAGGGTTACTTACAAACACCTCATAGAGAAATCCCATTGAGCTGGATAGAACAACCAAATGCACAAAAGGTATTCAACTATTTATTACAAGCCGTTGAGACTGAGATGAACATTGAGGTTATGAGAAAGATATTGGATTATATAAGAGGTAGTGGTATCCATTTTTGTTTATATACCTATGACTCGTTCCTTTTTGATGTTCCGACTGATATTGATAAGAGTTTGATTAAAGGATTGAAGGAAATCATTGAAGGAGGTGGTTTTCCTGTTAAGGCTAGTTGGGGTTTGGATTACGGAAAACTATAAGAACCCATATTTATAGTATATACAAAAACATGCTATAATATGAAGAAAATCGTTATCCTTTTTAGTTTTTTAATCCTTTCTTTGGTTTCTTTAGGACAAAATGTAAGAATTAAAAATAATGTGTTTGAGGTTTTATACTCACAATCGTTAGAACAACCCTTAGTAATTAAGTATCGTTCAACAAACCGTCCTACAAATGTGAATAGAGGAGCTATGGATTTTTATAAGGAAGTGAATATCAAAACATCAGATGCGGAAGATTATAAAGCAAACATATACGATAAAGGACATGGTGCACCAGCTGCAACATTTTCTGACAATATGGAAAATCTAAAACAAACGTTTTCTTACTTAAATTGTATAATGCAGGACAAATATCTTAATAGAGGTGAGTGGAGAATGTTAGAAGAACAAATCCGTAAATGGGATGATACCGAAAACATTACAGTACTAATAAAAACATTCTTTGATACTCCTGCAAAGAGAGTAGGAACTGGAGCAGCAATTCCATCGCATTTACAAAAACACATCTATTTTGAAAAACAAAAGAAATGGAAATGTTATGTATTTCTAAATGAAAAACCTAAATTTTCTTGGGAAGAATTGGAAATGCTATGTGAAGCAAAAGACCACAAATTTTAATGAATATGAATTTATCTGAATTAATAAACGAAATAGTAGCTGATTGGGCATACAGAGTAAATGATGGAATGCCAAACCCAAAAAATCCAATGCATGTAAAAGAATTGGAAATTGTGTTAAACGAAATGGGTTTGGGTCATGTTAAATCTGAAATATTACAAAGCTTGAATGAAGCAGAAGCTGGCGGGTTTACAAATCCAGCACTTAATAAAAAAGTTAGATATAAAAGTGCTAGTGGTGAAGATAAAGAAGGTATTGTTGGTAATTTATTAAGACAGCCTGAAGATTCCCCTGGTAGAAAGGCTGCAGAAGCAACATTACCACCGGAAGGAAGTCCTGAAAGAGAAACAATGAATCAGGAATTAGGTGCGGAGAAAGATGGTAAGGCTAAACCACCAGAAGATGCAAAAGGTAAAGAAGGTGAAGATGGTAAAGAAGGTGGAGCTGCAGCTGAAGATGAAAAAAAGAAAAAAGCAGCAGCAATGTTTGACCCAAAAGCAGACCCTGCTATGGGAGCTCGTTTAGATAGAGAAAAAGCTGCTAGTGAAAAATTAGCACAAAAGGATAAAGAGGATAGTGAAGCTGAAAAAGAACCAACTCCTGGAAGTCCTGAAGATTTTAAAAATAAGGCTGATAAAGTAGCAAAGGATAAGGAAGAAGCAAAGAAAAAAGGATATGATGATTCACTACATGCTATGAGTGATACTCAATTAGATACAGCCATAACTGATGCGGAGAAAAAAATGAATGATGCTCAAAAGAGTGGTGATGATAAAGCAGCGGATAAAGCTAATACTGAATACGCACAGCATAAAGTGGAAAAGGAAATGAGAAAAGCAAGCAAAGGTGGTGATAAAGAAATCGCAGATGCTGCAGTAGGAAATTTCCTTGCAAGAAAAAAAGAGTATGAGGAAAAATATGGAGAACCATATAAAGCCGATATTCCATATCCAGATAGTGATGGTGGTGAAAGAACTTCTGCAAAATGGGGAGATGACGAACCAAAAGGACCTGAAGCCGGCCCTAATGAAGAACCGCCAGCAAACGAGCCATCAAAGCCCGATACAACCCCACCAGCAGATGGAGAAGAACCTAAAGATGGTGAAGAACCACCAGCACCAGCTGCATTAGGTGATGAGCCCGAAGAAACAAAGATAGATAAAGCAACTTCTGATTTATATGACTTATTAGATAAAGCAGAAAGTGATGCAAATGATATAGAATCTTTAAAAAGATTACAAGCTAAACATCCTGAACTATTTGCAAATACAGGACTTGATTGGGATAAAATGGACCCGGACTTATTAAATCAAGTAAAAGCTACAAAAGATGTTAGAGAAAAAATAAAGCAAAACGCAAAAAAGGAAAAAACCAAAGAACAAACTACAAAAGCAGCATCTAATTTAAAGAAAAGAAAAACTACTAAAGATGAAAATGGTAATCAAGAAGATTTAGATGTTGATACAACTCCAAATGGTTCATTGATTATTGGTGTAGAGCATGGTGGTGAACTTGAAAGTACAAAGCAAACCATTGAGCAAATACAAAAACTACCTAAAGATACAAAAGTAATGTTTGTGGGTGAAGGTGGTATGAGTAAAGATAAGGATGGTAATATTCAATTTGGTGGAGAGCAAGCTGAAATTAGAGATGGAGTAAAAGGACACTTTGATAATGCAGAAGAAAGTAGTTGGGATGAAAATGCAAATATAGAAGATGATAAATCTCAAGTATATAAAGAAATAGAAAAAGAATTAGGTAGCCCATCAAAATCTAGAGCATCTATTTGGACTAATATGGTTGGGCAAGGTGATAATCTGAAGCCTGAAGATTATTTAGATGATGAAGGTAAGCAATGGATTATAGACCAAGCTAAAAAAGGTGGAAGTTCACAATTTGATGGTGAGGTTGATTGGAATAATTTAACGGATGCACAAAAGAAAGACCTTTATGAGTTAAATTATAACGATGAGGGTAAAATGGGTGATAATGAAATTATGAAAGGCCAACAGGCTTATAATGGTTTCCGTCAAAAAGAATTAGATAGAAAAATTAAAGAAGCAGAAGATGCTGGATATACAGTAATTGCACCGGTTGGTAATTCGCATGTTGATATGAGAAGACAGAGAATGAAATCACAACAAAAACCTGAGCAACCAACTGATACTAAACCAGAAGATAAGCCGGAAGATAAACCAAAAGAAGAACCAGCTAAACCTGAGGAAACTCCAACTGATACTAAGCCGGAACAACCTTCAGCAAAAAAACCTGAGGAAACTCCAACTGATACTAAACCAAAAGATAAGCCTGAGGATAAACCAAAAGAAGAACCAACTAAGCCGGAAGAAACTCCAAAGGCAACTAAGGATGATATAAAAAAAGAGAAGCCGGGCAAAGAAGCTAAAACTGATAGCGGTGGTTCATTATATTCTATTGGTGGTGGATATTATTCCGATAAACCAAATGGTCCTGCAAAATATGTAAGAACTGAATCGGTGGTTGAAATGGCATTTGAGAATTCTTTAAACGAAGATGTATTTGCACTATTTGAAAAATCAATTACAGGTACTTTACAAAATGGTGAAAAGATAACGGTACAAGAACTTCCTCCAAGAGCAGTTAAAAAAGCTACTCAAAGAGCAAAAGCAGCTGCAACATCTTCAAAAGAAGAACCGGTACAACAACCAACTACATCAACTGAAAAGCCGGCCGAGCAACCTGCAGCTAAAAAGACTGATGGTACTGATGTTCCTGGTAAGTTTACTCCAATAGAAACCCCACCACCTAAAAATGAAAAGGGTGTTGAGAAAGATGGTAAGATAGCAGGAACAACAATTGAAACTGAGCCGGGATTAAAAGATATAGATCCTGAATTCTTAAAGCAAAAGAGTACTGAAATGAATAAGTACTATGATGACTTTAAAGACGATAAGAAAAAAGCTGAAGGTATTGCTAGAGAGAAGATGGGATATAGTGAGGAGCAGGCTAAGGGATTGAACGGAGAAGAAAAAGCAGCATATGAAGCTGAAGTAAAGAAGAATCAAAAACCAACATATAATTTATGTAAAGTATCATTACCAAATTCAAACTTATTTTGTTCTGGTAATAAAGGAATTCCTCGTAAAGATATGCCACAATTTAAAGGTGAGCCAAGGGAAGGTACTCAAGCGTGGGATGTATTACAAAAAGCAAAAGAAACAGACCCAACTGCTACGGAAGCCGATGGAGAACCATACTTTAGACAAATGTTGGCTGATAAAGGCATTAAAGTAACTGATGCGGACGTTCCATCCGAATCATTAAAAGCAACTCAAAGTGAATTAGTTGGTGATAAAGTATTAGGAATGAAATCAGTATTAGATGCAGGACCTTCACACCCATCATATAAGAAAATGACAGCACCACTTTATGTAAGTAAAGATGGATATGTGGTTGATGGACACCATAGATGGGCAGCAATTACGGCATATAATATGGAGCATCCTGATAATCCATTACCATTAAAAACAATGATTATCGACCAGAATATAGATGAAGCCATTGAAACATCAAATGAGTTCGCATCAGAATTTGGTGTGGCAGCTAAGAGTGGTAAACAAACTGGTGCAGATACACAACCATCATCAGCTAATAAAGCAGATGCTAATAATGAAAATCCTACTACTAGAGATGCAGTTCCAACCGATAAAGAAGCAAATGAACAAATAGCAAAAGAAAAGGAAGGATTATCACATCAAGAAAATCAGGCGTATGAATATTTGGATGGAATGTCTGATGAAGATAAAGCAGAGGCAATTGATAAAGCATTAAATGATAGAACGATTATTCAGAAAGCAATGCAAGATACTATGGTTGGTAACTGGCTTATGAAAAAAGGAAAAATGCTAAAAAATGTATATAAAGCAGTAGAACAAAAATACAAAACAGGTAGATCTGGTACTACTAAAGATTGTAGTGATGCACCAAAAGGACCTCATGCAAATACGAATGAAATTATAAAAGAAGCTCCTCAACATAGACAAGATTATTTAGCATCTTTAGATAAGACAGGTAAAAAGAAAGAGAAACGTGATGATAGTAAATGTAAAGACGTACACGTAGAAGATTATCAAAAAAGAGATGAAGAAGGAAATCCAAAATATAAAACAGTACCTGTATATGAAAGTGGAGAAAAACCAGACCCAGCTGATTTTGGACCCGATGGTTCATATTATACTGGATTGATGGGCGCTGGTTATATAGGTCCTAGAGAACGTGGAAAAGCGGTAGGTACTACCAAAGAAAACGCCTTTAAAGCAAGTGAATTGGATTCTAAAACAGGATATTTTAAGAGAGATGGAAAATACTATGATAAAGATGGAGAGGAAATAAATGAAAAAGGACAAAAGTTAGATGCTCAAGGTAATACAACACAAAAAACAGAAAGATGTTGGTTATGTTGGCCTCCGGGAAAAGAGGTCCCATCTACGCAAGAAGTTGCTGATTTAGAAGATGATTTAACTCCGGAACAAAAGCATGTTGCACATCATGCAGAGCATGTTGAGCATGAAAGAAAACACGCAGTTAAACATTTGGCAATTGAAGCCTCATTGATAATTGGAGGTGCATTGGCTGGCCCATGGTTATTAGCTAAAGCGGGACTTGGTGGAGCTGCAGCAGGTGGAACGCAAGTAGCTGGAACACAAGTAGCCGGAACGGTAGCTAAAGAAGCTGCACATCATGGTGCTGGTGAAATTCTTGCACATATTGCAAAAGATTTTGGAAAGCATGCGTTGGCAGAAACACTTGGAGTATCAAATCCATATGCGGCAGCTGGAAGTGGTTTGGCTGCAAGTGCATTAAGTGGTGGTATATTAGAATCATTTTGGAAGGAAATTGAAGGATATGATTTAGTATTAGAAGGTGTTGGTGATAAGAATGATGAGCTTGCTAGTAAAGATTTTTTTGAAAAACTTTGTAGATTGGGGTTGGAGAAAATGAAAACTTACAAAATGACTCCTCAGCAAAAATTAGAAAGTATAAGGTCATATAAGTTTGAAAAAGCCCAAAAAGAAAAAGAAAAAGAAAAGAAAGATAAATTAAAAGATTTAGCTAGTTTATTGAAAGAAAAAACATCAAACTCAAAGCAAACTTCTATAAATGATTTTGTTGAATTTGCATCTAAGAGATTAAATTTAAAAGAAACTCCAAAAGTTAATTTAGTGAGTGGAAATGAATTTAAAAATGAATTAGCAGCTTTAGGTGGATATGACCCTTCTTCAAAAGAAATATTTGTTGCAACCGATAAAAGATTGACAGCTGATATTTTAAGAACTATTGCACATGAAATGGTACATAGAAAGCAAGAAGAAAAGGGATTCCTTAAGAACATTGATAAAGATGGTTCAGCTGGTTCTAGAATAGAAAATCAAGCAAATGCAATTGCAGGAATTTTGATGAGAGAATATGGCAAGGTAAACAAAGAAATCTATAACGAAAATATAAATAAAATGGGAATAAAATCATTAGTAAGGGAGATAATTTCAGAAATTACTTTGGAAGCAAAAGGTGAAACATTTACAGCTATCAAAAAAGATACTGGTATGACATCCGTGTTTAAATCAAAAGAAGCAAGAGATGCGGCTGTAAAAGGTGGTACTCATAAAATGACAAAAGCTGATAAAGAAGCTCCAAAGAAAATAGCAGGTAGTGGTATGGATTATAGAAAAACTGCTGATGTTAAAAGAAAACCTACTAAAGCAGAACCTAAACCAACAAATGATACTGAGCCGGACTTCTCAAAAATGAAACCAGCACAACTTAAAAAGTTTGTTGATGATAGAATTGCTAAAGTTGAATCTGAATTTGACAAATCTAAAAATAAAGCTAAATATGCAACGGATTTCATGCTAAAAAGACAAGCTGAAATAAATAGTAATTATTTAAGACCTGCAGGTTCTCCTGCATCATCTTTGGGAGAAAATAATGGTGGTAAATATATTAATCAAATTTGGAAAAAAGGTGGAAACTTAACACCGCAGGAGGAAGATGCAATTATAAATGAAATAATGGAAACCCCATTAGCTCAAGAAATTCCGCAAAAAGATAGAAAGAGATGGGCTAAAATCGCATTGGAAACTGCAAAAACCGAAGTAAAGGTTTTAATGTATCAATCAAAGTATAAAGCAGCTAAAAAACAAACACCACCATATCCAATGGGTGTTATTATGGATAAGCAATCTAAGTCAATACTTAAAAAACATTTTGTTGAGTTAATGAAAAATGCAAAAACTCCTAAACAAAAACAACATTATCAAAAGCAATTAAATTATATAGATACATTAACTGAAAGTGATACTGGTGTTATGTATGAAAGAGAAGATGGTACTGTTGGATTTAAGCATACATCCAACAAAAGTGCATATAATGACCCACATAACAATACATCAGTTGATGAGAAGATAAAAGCTATGAATCAAACTATGGGTGGTAACTTAGACCCTAAGCTTGCAAAGAAAATGCAAGATGTTAGTAAAAAAGTAGCGGAAGCTTCTGCTGGCATTGAGGATGCATGTAGAAAATTTGATGAGGGTAGAGATTCAATGAAACCAAATGAGAGAAATGCACAAGACGCAATTATAGCAAAAGTAGTTAGTGCATACCCAGTAAGAGGTGGTGGAAAAAAGAATTATTTAGATGAATGTAAAGGTAAACCTTGGTTTGATAAAAAAGCAGCTGAGTTGGGTATAAAAACTCCAGTAGAATCTGAAAAAGATGCAGCTAGAATAGCTATTGCATGTGCAGGTGATACGCCAGCACCAACAGCCGCTTTAAAAGTTTTAATTAAAGTAAGTGAAATGTTGGAAAAGGTAACACCGGAAACAGCAGCTAAATTAGCACCAGCATTTAATTTAAGTGCAGATGAATTATTAAATTTGGCAAATAGTGCTGGTATATTAAAAGCAGCAGCTAAAACTCGTAGAGATGTTATGGGTGAAGCTCATACTGAATTAGTAACTGAAATTCAAAAAGCAGATAAAGCAACAAAACCACCAGCATACCCTTATGATAAAAACGCAGATAACGGACCACATCAACAAGCATATGTAAAGGATTTCCTACATAGAATGCACTTCGCATCTTATATATTAGGTGAAAGAGATGGTGTTAGTTCTCAAAATATTGGAGGTGATAATGTTGAACCTGAATATTATAGACAATGTTTAGCAGAACTTTCTGGATATACTGGAAAATTGGATACACCAGAGGGTAGACAAGGATTGGTTTCTCATTTAGAAAAAAGAGTTAGAGTATCACCAAAAGATGATTCTATTGTATTCGTAAATGGAAAAACAAAAGCAGAATTGGGTAAAGAGGTATATCGTACAAAAGGAGAATCTAAATCTGTTGTAAGTGGATTAGGAAAGGAAATGCAAGGTTGTTTGAAAGGAAAAGCAAACAAAGATAAAAAATAATCAGTTTTTACCCTTCCTTTTGGTTTTTGATATTTATAGACAATAAAAGAAATAAGAGGAAGAATGAAGACACAGTTACTTTGTACATTTACAACAAAGGAGGAGTTACAAAACACTCTACAACAAATAAGAGAGACTTATCATATAGTCTATAACTATATTTATATATTACAAAACAAGTCCAATTTAGAGGAATTGTTTGTAACTTATAATATAGATACTGCTTTCCAACCGGAGACTCCATTGGAAAACACAATACTAATACATAGAAAGAAAGAATCTAACTCACTTTACACTATAAATGCTCTTAACGAATTAGTTAAAGAGGAAAATGGTGGGGTGTTGGATACATCTTTTGTCATCAATTGGCAGAAGTTCAAAAATTCAATTATATTAACAAACGCCGAAGGAACTAAGAAAATTCAGACAAGAGTTTTTGAGGTAATTGATTTCGGTGAAGGAAATAAAGAAGTTACGGAAGGACAATCTAAATAATTTTTATTATGTTATTAAAAAAGGGAGATAATAACGAAAACGTAAAGTTAATGCAACAAAAGCTTGGTATCGAGCCGGCTGTAACTAACTTTGGACCAAAAACTGAAGCAGCTGTAAAAGAATGGCAGGCAAAAAATGGTTTAACTGCAGATGGTATTGTAGGACCATCAACTTGGGCAAAAATTATGGGTGAAGCAACAACATCAGTACCAACACCCGTAGCACCAGCTCCAATAGCAACTGTGGGTGGATTAAAATTAGATAAATTAAAAGGACATATTCCTGATGCAGTAATCGCAATGATTCCTGATACGGCAGCTAAGTTCCAAATTAATACTCCATTGAGATTAGCACACTTCTTAGCACAATGTGGACATGAGAGTGGCGGATTCAAAGCAACGCAAGAAAACTTAAACTATTCAGCAAAAGGATTGGCAGGTATCTTTAAAAAATACTTTCCAACTGAAGCAGCTGCAGCACCTTATGCTAGACAACCACAAAAGATTGCATCTAAAGTATATGGTGGTAGAATGGGTAACGGACCTGAATCAACAGGTGAAGGTTACAAATTTAGAGGTAGAGGATATATTCAATTAACAGGTAAAGAAAACTACACCGCATTTGGTAAATCAATTGGTGAAGATATGACAGCAAATCCTGATAAGGTAGCATCATCTTACGCTTTATTATCAGCAGCTTGGTTCTTCTCTAAAAACGGATTACATAAGATAGCAGATGAAGGAGCTAGTGATACAGTTGTAACAAAGATTACTAAAAGAGTAAACGGAGGAACAATTGGATTACCGGACAGAATCAAACACTTTAAAGAATATTATCATTTATTAGCATAAAAAAGAAAGGGAGTTAAATACTCCCTTTTTTATTTGGTAGTATCAGGTATTTTTCGTATCTTTGAGTAAATCTCAAACCCATATAAATGCTTAATCTGATTAAAAAATATACTTCAAAAAAGATTTGGAAAGTCCAATAAATTGTTGTATATTTGTAATCTCTTTATATTTATATACATAGAGGGTGAAGGACACTCACCTAAATAAAACCATAAAACATAAACTCTTAAAACGCAAAAAAATGGCTATTAACTTAGACGCAATCAGAGGTAGACTGAACAAACTACAAAGCACAACTTCAAAGAAAGTAGAACTTTGGAAACCAGCTCCGGGCAAACACACTATTCGTTTAGTCCCTTACAAATTCAACAAAGAGAATCCTTTTATTGAATTATTCTTTCACTACAACATTAACAACAAATCTTATCTATCTCCATCTTCTTTTGGCAGACCTGACCCTATCGTTGAGTTCGCTGATAAGTTGAAAAGAATGGGTGATAAAGAAGATTGGAAAGCTGCCAAGAAAATGGAGCCGAAACTTAGAACATTCGTACCAGTATTGGTAAGAGGTGAAGAAGGTGAAGGTGTAAGATTCTGGGGCTTTGGAAAAACTGTATATCAAGAAATTCTTGGTTACATCGC